CCGCTACCTCACCGCCGTCACGCCGCGCCGCGCGGGTAAGACGTACGCCGTCGCCGCGAAGCTGCTGTCGACGGCACTCGCAAAGCCCGGCTGCGTCGCGCTGTATGTGACGCTGAGTCGCATCAACGCCAAGCGCATCGTTTGGGAGACACTCAAGCAACTCAACCACGCACACGGGCTTGGCGGCGAGGTGCGCGAGGCCGACCTGTGCATTGCCTTTGGCAACAACTCGCGCGTCTTCCTCTCGGGCGCGTCGGACAAGAGCGAGGTAGAGAAGTTCCGCGGCCTGGCGCTCGGCATCGTCATCATCGACGAGGCACAAAGCTTCCCGTCGTACCTCGAGACGCTTGTCGACGAGGTGTTGATGCCGGCCCTCACCGACTACGCCGGCGCGTTGTGTCTGGTGGGCACTCCCGGCCCAGTTCCGACCGGCTACTTTCACGAGAAGACAACCAACCCGAGATGGGCGCATCACGGCTGGTCTGTCTTCGACAACCTCCACCTCGCGCGCAAGTCGGGGCGCTCGACGCGCTCGCTGCTCGATGACGAGTTGGCGCGGCGCGGCGTCGAGGAGTCGGACCCAGTCATTCAGCGCGAGTGGTTCGGGCGCTGGGTGCTGGACGTAAACAGCCTCGTGTTTCGCTGGGACCCGGGCGTAAACGGGCGCGAGGCCAGCGGCTCCGCCACCGACTACGTCATCGGAATTGACCTCGGCTTTGACGACGCCGACGCTATTGCGGTGTTAGGATGGAGCGCGGACTCGCCTGAATTGGAGTTGGTCGAGGAGTGGGTGGGTCGCAAGCAAACCATCTCCGCGCTAATGGAGCGCGTGCAGGCGGCGTGGACCAAGTACACACCGCTCGCCGTCGTCGCCGACACGGGTGGGCTGGGCAAAAAGATTGCCGAGGAACTCATCGACCGCACGGGCATTCCAATCGAGGCCGCCGACAAGGAGCGCAAGCTGGAGCACATCGAGCTCCTCAACGACGCACTGCGCACTCGCCGCTTCTTCGCGCCGTCGAAGTCACGCTTCGCCCAGGACTGCATGCTTGTGGAGTGGGACCGCTCGAATCCGCAGAAGCCGAAAATCTCTGACAGGTACCACAGCGACATCTGCGACGCGGTGCTGTATGGGTGGCGGCGCTGTCAGCAGTGGCTGTACACTGCGCCGAAGCCACCGCCGGCGCCCATCAACACGCCGGAGTGGTACGAGGCGCAAGCGGCACAGGCGCAGGCAGAGATGCAGCAGCAGATTGATGACGAGATGGAGCGCAATAGGCAGGCCATGCAGGAACGAATGGAGATGGACCAATGGCGATGACGCCGGTCGAGATTGAGCGAATGACTCTCGGCGACCTCGAGTCGATGGCCGCGCGTATGGAGTCGGCCGCCAAGACGATTCGCGACGCGATGGCGCTGCTGCATGGCGGTGCCGCTCCTGCTGCCGTCGTCACGGCCACCGCGCCGCAGCCCGCGCACACCGCCGGACCCGCGGACCTGTCGCCGGCCGAGAAGGCAGAGAGGGCGCGGCTGCTGTCGCGCATCCGTGGCGAGGGCCTGCCTGACGACATCAAACAGATGGAGGCTTCGTGAATCCGAACCAAATCCAGGTGACGCCGCTACAGCTGCTCTCGATGATGTCGCTCGAGGTGCAAATCAACCAGCTACAGTTCGCCTCCGTGCAACTCAAGGCGCAGGGCTGCGAGGATGTCGCGCGCGTGTTGCGCGGTGCGGCTGACTCGCTCATCGTTGTCGCCGAGAAGCTCAAGACAGAATGGAGCCGCGCCATCGTCGTCGCTGCGCCCGGTGACGTGCGGCAGCTGGTGCAGCCGTGAGTGGGCCGGAGGCGTCCAATGGGTGAGGCTGGCGACAACCAACGAGAGGACCCAATCGGGTCCGAGGCGCCGCGAGGGAAGGACCGCAGCCAGCGCAAGCACCGCAACGACGGGCCGAGCTGGACCGGCTCAGAGCAGGCGCTCAAGAATCGCCTCATGAATCAGTTTCGCCGCACCGGCGAAGGGCCTGGCGCGCCATCGCGCGCGTACCGCGAGGCCGAGTGCTGGTGTGAGTGCGGCCGACTGCGTGCGGACGGACAGCCGACGTGCACGAGGTGTGCGCGGTGAGTCAGGACGAAATCGACACGGCCATGCGCATCATCGACCTCCGTCGCGAGCGCGGCGTGAAGTCCTTCGACTGCGGCGGCCTGCGCTTCGAGCTGGGCCCGCCCGTCGACACGACGCCTGCCGCGAAGCCTGGAATGGACCCCGACGTCTGTCGCTGCGGCCATCCGACGTACCAGCACGACGCGTCTGGACTGTGCGTCGCCGGGTGCGAGCCACTGCGGTGCCTTGACCCCGACGTCGTCGCCAAGGCAGACAAAGAGGCATAAGAAGTACGCAGCACGCAGCAGCGCAGGGCAGCAGCGACGTCGACAACCTGCCTGGAGGCTGCGTGGCGCGCAAAGCCGGCGAAAGAGACTACCGTGACGGCACCTCCCTCGGAATCGGCGAGAAGGCCAAGCCGCGCACCGATGGGCGGCCGCAGGACGCGGACCGCCGCTGGTGGGACAAGAAGGGCGCCGACTGTGCCGATTCGATGCGCTCCGTCATCGCGGCGCTGCAGAAGGCCCAGCGGCCGCGCATTCAGCAGTTGGTGGTATCCGCGCGCCTCTACGGCAATGTCGCGATGTCGTCGGCCGCAGGCTCTAACTACGCGCGTCTGTTGCAGCAACAGACGGCGAGCCGAGACCGAATCACCTACAACGCCATTCAGGAGATTGTCGACACGCTTGTGTCGCGCGTTGGCGAGACGAAACCGCGCCCGTACTTCCTCACGTCGGGCGGCAACTACCGCCAGCAACGCAAGGCCAAGAAGCTGAACCAGGCCGTCGAGGGAATCTTCTACGAGACGAAGACATATGACGTCGGCCTCGAGGCATTCCGTGACGGCGCGATTCTCGGCGACGGGTTGGTGAAGGTCTTCTGCCGCGGCCGGAAGATTCGACACCAACGCGTGATGGTGGACGAGATTTGGGTGGACGAGATTGAGGCGCGGTACGGATTCCCGCGCAGCATGTACCACGCCAAGGACGTCGACCGAGACGAGCTTGCCGGCTGGTTCCCGGAACAACGCCAGGCCATCATGAATGCCTCGCGCGCCGCCTCGCCGGCCGCCGCGTACAACACCGCCGACATGGTGACGGTGGTCGAGGGTTGGCACCTCGGCGCCATGGGCGACGACGGAGAGCTGAGTGGCGGCAAGCACGCCATCGCCCTGCACACCAACAGCGGACAGAGTGCGATGCTCGAGGAGCCAGACGACTGGAAACACGACTTCTTCCCCTTCGCGCGCTTCGCCTGGTGCAAGCGGCCGGTGGGCTTCTGGAGCCAGGGCCTCGCCGAGCAACTCCAGGGCGACCAGATGGAGCTCAACAAGGAGCTATGGCTGATTCAGCGCTCCATGCACCTCGCCGGCAGCTTCAAGGTGTTTTTGCGCAACGGCTCGAAGGTGGTGAAGGAGCACCTCGACAACGACGTGGGGGCCATCATCACGCACACTGGGGAGGCGCCGCAGTACATGGTGCCGCAGCCGATTCATCCGGTGTTTTTCGAGAACACGAACCGCATCATCGAGCGCATGCGCGCACGCGCCGGTGTCTCGCAGATGTCAACGGGCGGGCAGAAGCCGGCCGGCCTCAACTCCGGCAAGGCGCTGCGTGAGTTTGAGGACATCGAGTCGGACAGGCACCGCAGCATCAGCCGGCAGAATGACAACCTCTACCTGCAACTGGCGGCTCTCGACGTCGCGCTGTCTCAGGAGATGGCGAAGGAAGGCCGCATCGACGAGGTGCGCGTACCTGGCAAGCGCGAGTTTCAAACCATCGATTGGAAGAAGGACGTCGGCTCGCTGAAGAACTCTGAATTCGTCATGCAGTGCTTCCCGGTGTCGCGCCTCCCGCGAGACCCGGCCGGACGACTGCAGACGATTCAGGAGTACATTCAGGCCGGATTCATCACTCCGCGCCAGGGCCGCGTGCTACTGGACTTTCCGGATATCGACACCATCGAGTCTCTGTCGTCGGCGCAGGAAGAACTCACCACCAAAACCCTCGACGACATCGTGGACGCAGGCGAGTACGCACCGCCGGAGCCCACCGACGACTTAGCGATGTCGCGAGAGATGGCCCTCGAGTACCTCCAGCGATTTC